AGTTTAAATATGGAGATGGATTTGAGGCCGATACCACAACCCCACAAGACGACTAACCCTAAACATAGGGAAGACTATGTGTTTGTAGAGAAACCTGGACAGGACTTTACAGCATTAAAGTTAATTAGTGGTCCATTTTCATCAATAGTTTATAAGTATGGTGCTGTAGGTTTCAGACCTGAGTCTGAAAAAAGAGCTGATGGCACTTTACCTATGCAATTTGACTATACTGTTATAGAAAACAAGATAGAAGCAGATTGTGATAGTCAAGAATTTATTAACCATGTCGGCGACATACTAGTTGTGTTGCTTGATGAAAAACTGAAAGAAAAAAAGGCTGATGGAAAGAATTGAACGAACAGCATTAAGTAATTTAATTCATAACGAAGATTACTGTAGAAAAGTTTTACCTTTTATTAAAGAAGAATATTTTACAGATAGACTTGAACAATTATTGTTTTCAGAAATAAACAAATTTGTTATCAAGTATAATAGTCTTCCAACAAAAGAAGCTTTATCAATTGAAATTAATGGTAGTAAAAATATTAATGAAGATGAATATAAAAAGATAACAGATATTTTAGCTGTATTAAATAAAGAACCTGTCAATCAAGAATGGTTAGTTGAAACAACAGAAAAGTTTTGTAAAGAACGTGCTATACATAATGCAATACTTGGCGGTATTCAAATACTAGATGGTAAAGATAAAGAACATACTCCAGAGTATCTACCAGAGATGTTATCAAATGCTTTATCAGTTTCATTTGACCAAAAAATTGGGCATGATTATCTAAAAGATTCACAAGAAAGATACGACTTTTATAAAAAGAAAGAAGAAAGATTAGAATTAGATTTAGAGTTCTTTAACAAAATTACAAGAGGTGGTATACCAAGTAAGACTTTGAATATTTGTCTTGCAGGTACAGGTGTTGGTAAGACAATGTTTATGACCCACCTTGCATCATCTATATTATTACAAGGTAAAAATGTATTATATGTTACTATGGAGATGGCAGAAGAAAGAATTGCTGAAAGAATAGATGCTAACTTATTAAATGTTGGTATGAGTGATCTTGAAGAATTGCCATATACAATGTATGAAACAAAAATAAATAAATTACAAAGCAAAACTGTAGGTACGTTAATCATTAAAGAATATCCTACTGCTTCTGCTCACACAGGACATTTTAAAAATTTATTAAGTGAATTGGCAATGAAGAAATCATTTAAACCAGACATTATATTTATTGATTATTTAAATATATGTGCTAGTTCAAGATTTAAAGCAGGTGCAAATGTTAATTCATATACTTACATCAAAGCAATTGCAGAAGAATTAAGAGGTCTTGCCGTTGAGCATGATCTACCTATCTTCTCTGCTACTCAAACTACAAGAGGTGGTTTTGTAAGTAGTGATGTGGGATTAGAAGATACATCTGAAAGTTTTGGTTTGCCTGCAACGGCTGACTTTATGTTTGCTTTAATATCAAGTGAAGAATTAGAAGAAAAGAATCAGATAATGGTTAAACAATTAAAGAATAGATATAATGATCCAACAATCAATAGAAAATTTATTATTGGTGTTGATAGATCAAAGATGAAGTTCTATGATGTAGAACAAACAGCACAAACAGATTTAGTTGAAAGTGGTCAAACACCTACAACTGATAATAAATTCGGGAAAAAACTAGGTCAATTCTCGGACTTTAAAATATAAGACCTAAATTAAAAAGGAAAAATAATGGCTCAAGGAAAAGTAAAATGGTTTGACGCAAAAAAAGGATTCGGATTTATTACACCAGACGATGGTGGTAAAGACGCATTTCTTCATGTGTCAGCTTTAGAAGCTGCAGGTATACCGTCAATTAAAGATGGTCAAGCAGTTACATATGAACTAACAGAACAGCGTGGAAAAGATGCTGCTGCTGATATTGCATTAATATAAGGAGGACATATGGCAATAACTATAGACGAAAAGCAATATGACGATACCAAACTAGACGAGAAAACTAAGAACGCTGTTGTTCAAGTTCAACAAGGTCAAGCTAGGTTAAGACAATTGCAAGGTGAGTTTGATAATGTAAAAATTATCGTTGCTCATTACAGTAAATATCTAAAAGATAATTTATCTGAAGATGCTCTAGTAAAAGCAGACGATAAGCCTGCTGATAAACCAGTAGAACAACCTAAAGTATAGTATGTTTAAGAAAGTTAGTAAAAATAAAGTTAGAAAAAAAAGATTTAGTTTTAAAAGAAAAACTAAAAATGGTGCAACAACACTTCACCCAGGCGATAGAAGGCCTGCGGAGGATATTTCTAAAAATAAAATGTTTTATGAAAAGAAGTTGAGTAAGTATAAAGGACAAATGCGTTGGTTGGTTATTGAAAGACCAAGCGGTAGCATTATTCTTATTACTCATTTTGAAGATAAAGCAAAAGAACTAACTGACTTTCAAAACAAAAACAAACAATGGGTACCACAAGGTGGTATACCTAATTTTTTAACGTTAGGAAAAATATGATTAGAAGTGAAGAACAAAGTAAACGCTTTACCGAAATACTTACTACGATAAAAAAATTACATGACGATAAACGCCATGACTATGCAGACACGGATGATATATTTGCTAATTTTAGACTATCTAATTTAGCAGGTATATCTCCTTGGAAAGGTTCTGTTATTCGTATGGGAGATAAATATGCTCGTATCAGTAATTTTATTAAAAAAGGTGATTTTAAATTTAAAGAAGAAAGTATTAAAGATACATTAATGGATATGGCTATATATAGTTTAATAACTATTGTATTGTATGAAGAAGAAATGTTTAATACACATATAAAACAATTTGAAGAAAATATGAAACCAAAAGATAATAAGGAGATATAATATGCCGAGTGAAGCTTTAAAAGGATTAAAATCAAAAAATTTTACATCACAAATTCAATCATCTTGTGGTACAATACCAGCAGAAGATATAAAAAAATATTATGATATTGCTATAGCAATGGATTGGGGTGAACAAACTTACATACCACTTGGTGGTAGCGATACTCAAAAATTTGTTTATAAGATAGAACAACCTTGGGTACAAGAGATTTGGGATAAAGTAAATCCTGGTTGTGTATTATTAAAACACTATCTTAAACGTCAAGGTAAAAATCAATCAGAAAGCATTGATGCAGGAGTTAAAGAGGGAGAATATAGTATAATTGTATATCTAAAACCTGATATGAAACCAGAAGATGGTGGCACACTTGAATTTTGGACACCTAATCTTACAGACGAAATGAGAGCAGCTGCTTGGGGTACACCATGGGGATTAGATGGTGAAGCAGGTAAAGATATTTTAAGATCATACTCTCCAGAAGCAGGTCGTGTTGTAGTATTTGACTCTAGGATACCTCACGTTCAAAGGTCAGTTGAAACAGATAAGTCTAGTATATCATTAGTATTCAAAGGTTCCATAGGTGAACCAAAAGGTTTAGGTGCTAAACCAATAATAATGTAATTAATTGGGGGTGTAGCTCAGTTGGTTAGAGCGCCTGCCTGTCACGCAGGAGGCCGTGGGTTCGAGTCCCATCACTCCCGCCACATATAAATAGTTGTATGGGAAAAAAAGATAAAACATCATTAGCAGAAAGCGCTCAAGCATTATTTTGCTCATTAGCAGATTACCTAGGTTCTGCTGAGTCAGGTAAAAGATTAAATCTAAATCTTTTTCCAACATTTAAAGATTTTTTAGCATTTTCACAGAATAAAAAAGATTTAGTGATAGCATTAGGAAAAAAGAAAAGAGTAAATGTTGATGCTGATATTAAAGATGTTTATCAATTTTTAGATAAAAAAAATGGTTGGTATGAATCTTCAGTTATAATAGCAAACAAACTAGTTCAAGAATTAAAAGATATAGATCCACAATATAACATTGCTTCAGAAGACTTTGATTATTTCTATCTTCGAGGTAAAGTTGGAGTAATGAAAGACATTGGAGAATTATGGAACATAGCAAGTAAATCTGAAACCACAAAAATACAAGTAAAAGAAATACCAACATTTATTGGTTTTAAAGATGTCAATAAATGGAATCCTGCAGACATATATCTTGCTAACAAAGATGGTGAAACCGCAATTTCAAAAGAATTATTAGAAGCAAAAAAAGATATAAAAACTTATAGTTTTGATTTTCTAAATGAAAAGATAAAAGATTTAATGGATAAAGGTGCTTTATTACCATTATCATTGAAAAAAACCTCAAAAAGTGCTAAATTAGTTCCAGTTAATTTTTCAGAAGCCGATAGAAACCAAGTTTTAAAACAGGTAAAGTTTGTTAAAACAACTGATTGGCAACCTTATAAAATGTTAGGTGAAACGAGAGAAGCTTCTTTTGATAATTTAAGAGATGGTAAAGGAAAGACTAAAACAAGGGACATTCAAATTAAGTTAACTGCCGAAGGAAAACCAGGATTGATTAAAATAAGACACGATCCTTCTGGAGAGGGTAACACTGGAAGATTGGTAATTGAATTAGTAATGAGTGATGAACCTGCAAAAGCAGGATCAATAGCCTCCGAGAAAGCACTTTTTGATTTATGGAAAACCATTGATAGTGCGGCAGCTAAATCTTTTCTTGACGCATTCAATAAAAGTAATACAAAATTTGTTGAATTAAAAAAAGAACTTCTTAAAAATAAAGTACAATATAGAAAAGTAATGAATAAATCAGGAGGCGACAAAACTAAATATGACCATTATCTCGCAATCGCAAGTGCTACAAGTATTATTAATGCAATAATGCCAATTATAAAAAAATGGTTTAACGCAAATACAAAAGGTGGTGAAAAAAGTAAAACTAATAAATTCCTTAGACTATTGTTTCAAATTGCAACATCAAGAAGTCCTATGTCTTCTAGGTTTGTTATTGCTAAGTCGTCATAATATCACTTGATTTCCTATTCAAAGTGTGATATAATATAAATAATAGTACAATATTAAATGGAGAAAGTGCATAATGCAAGGGTTTAAACAAGTCTTATTAGAAGATAGAAATACACACCTTGAACATTTAGAAGACGAGATTATTAATAATGGGACAAGCGGTGCAAAAACTTCGATTGAGTTTTTAAAGTCTATCAAAAAAATGCTTCAGGGAGGTAAGG